GCAGTATTCAGGTGCAACACTTTATTGTATTGGGACTAACTCTTTTATTCTTATTGGCGATTTGAGTACATAATGCGAGGGCGAATAGGGATATTTGCAATCAAAATTTCGGCTACGGTGCCTGACGCGCCTGCTGCCCCTACTGTTTCTATTGGTACTGGTGCAAACACAACCGACACTTTTACTTGGGTGGCTCCAGCATCTAATGGTGCAGCAATAACCAAGTACGGTTATCAAATTAGTACTAATAATGGTTCTACTTATGGTACTGAAATTGAACAAGCAGGCACAACACTGGCTATCCAAACTGCTTATGTTTCTACTTCTTCCAAGATTAGAGTAAGGGCTTTTAACTCTGTTGGGTTTGGTGCTTACAGTACAATTTCTCCTAATGGTACTGGTGCTTGGACATTGGGTGCTGTTTCCCAATCACAGAGTTGTTCACAAAGTTGTTCACAAGGTTGTTCTTGTGGTGGCTGTGATTGCGGCACAAACAATGGTACACAAACAGGGACACAAACAGGTACACAAAGCAGGACATGCTATACTTGGACTAGATCAGGTAGCACAACTTCAATAGCCTATAACTCTAACGGAACCACTGCTTGTAATGCTGCTTACGGAGGATGTGGTTCATTTGGTGCTTGTGGTTCATTTGGTGGATGTACGGCTTGTTCGGGTTGCGGTAGTTGGGATTACGTCAGCCAAGGTTGGGGTGATGGTGTTATTTACGATGTGAATGGCAATAATGGCGTTAATATGTACTGGTATTCAAACGGAGGAACCTATGATGCCTCTAACAACGCTTCGGTTGGTTGCTATGACAACTGCGGTGCTTTCTATAACGTACAAAGGTGTTCTGCTACAGGAGCGCTTCGCTATGTTTCTGGACCAAACTGCATGGAATGTTAATTTAAAAAAAGGAAAACATGGATAAATATATAATTGCACTGGTTGGTAATGAAGTAGCACACTACATACCGATACCTTTTAACCCAGATAATCCAGATGGTCAGGATTGGATGATTGCTGTTTACACATCTAGTCCAACTTTTGTCATACATGACAAACCAGTTCATCTTGGTTGGACTTATGATGGTTCTAAGTTTAATAGACCAGCATGACCCCTTGGGAAGAATGGAAAAAGAAAAACGCAGAACGTCAAGAAACTGGTGTAGTGCGTCCCTGGGATTTCATGAACCCAAATACAGAGTATGCAACAGAAGAAGAAGAAGAACGTAGATATTCTATTTGTTCAGACTGTGAACATTTTACAATAGCAAAAACTTGTACGCAATGCGGATGTTTTATGCCTGCTAAAACAAAACTGCTTCACGCTAAATGCCCAATAGGAAACTGGTAAACATGATTAGTGTCATGACCTGCACGTACAACACCCCCCCGAAGTCCCAGCCCGCACATGGGCATCCCTCGGAAAATAACCTCAACACAAGGGAATCTTGCTAGTATCTCGCTATGCGGTTTCACGTAGTTAGCCTTCCTCATACCAATACCACAGAAGAATTTACGGCTTGCGCCTACACGGAGAAAGTCCGTAAGTTTTGCATCATGATGAAGAGCCTTGGGCACACCGTTTACCTGTACGCAGGCTCATCCAATGAAGCGCCATGTGACGAATGGATTACATGTATTACAGAGGAACAACGCCTAGGTGCAGTAGGGAATAACCATTACTCAGCGGCTTCTTTTGACTGGAACCTTCCCCACTGGCAGACCTTTAACGGTAACGCGATTAGAGAAATTGGAAAGCGATTTGAACAGCAAGACTTTATTTGCCTAATCACAGGCTATGCCTCTAAGCCCATTGCAGACGCATTCCCACAAGCACTCAGCGTGGAGTTCGGTATTGGGTACGGTGGTTCATTCGCAGACTACAAAGTGTTTGAGTCTTATGCATGGATGCACTCATGCTACGGATCTAAGGTAACTGACCCCCACGCCCTTGACGGCAAGTTCTTTGACACGGTAATACCGAGTTACATTGACGTTAAAGACTTCCCCCTGCAAGAAACACCCGATGACTACTATTTGTACATTGGTCGCCTGATTGATCGTAAGGGTTATCAGATCGCCGTAGACGTATGTAAATTGCTCGGTAAGCGCCTAATCATCGCTGGGCAGGGCATTCCCCCAGAATACGGTGAATACGTCGGTGTGGTCGGTACAGAGGAACGGGCCAAGTTGATGGGTGGCGCTATCGCTACCTTCACCCCCACCCTTTATGTTGAGCCTTTTGGGACTGTTGCTATTGAGGCTATGGCATGTGGATCTCCCGTCATCTCTACGGATTGGGGCGCATTCACGGAAACAGTTATTGACGGCGTAACGGGTTTTAGGTGTCATTCTCTGCAAGAGTTTGTAGATGCTGCCGAGAACGTCAAAACCCTTGACCGCAAGGCAATTAGCGAATACTCCAAGGGACGCTACGGCTTGGATGCTGTTGCTCTGATGTACGACAAATATTTCAAACGCCTGCTTACTCTTTGGGGCGCTGGGTGGTACCAGTTGGATTCAAAAGATGACATATAAGTATGACGTTGTAATAGCAACACCCGGCTCCAATATGGAGTCAACATATGTAAAAAGCCTGCTTGAAACAACCGCCTATCTAACCGAAAATTCAATTTCCTGGAAGTACGTAAACGGGTTTTCTTCAATAGTTGCAATAGCAAGAGAAAGATGCTTGTTTAAGGATCCGGTTAATCGCGGTGTTGGCGAAGAGATATTCAATGGCGAGTTTGACTATGAGAAGATTTTTTGGATTGACTCAGATATGTCTTGGACTGTTGAAGAGTTTATGAAATTGCTAAATTCGGACAAAGATGCAATAACCGGGTCTTGTGTGGTCGGCAATAATCACCATGTTGCTATTTTTCCAAAAATGCCTGGATACATGCTAAGCAAGGGTGCAATCATTTCCCTTCCACAAAAAATTCAACCGATTGAAGCATGTGGGATGGCTTTCTTTGTAATAAAAAAGGGTGTGTTAGAAGCCACAGAAAGACCTTGGTTCTCTGACATAGAAATAAAAACACAAGATAAAAACGGAAATGACATAAACTGGATATGCGGTAGTGAAGATATTGCATTCTGCGAACGTATTCGTAGGGCTGGATTTTCAATATGGGCAGACCCAACTGTTAGACCAGGACACCTCAAGAAGCAGATTCTGAAGATATAGGGTCTATTCTTTATATTTAATTAAACTTATGGGATGTCTAAGATCAGGCTGCTCCCATTCCTCATTGCAACTGTGGCTATTTTTGTCCCAGTCAATGTAGGCGCGTCTTCAACGCCTGGGCTGCTTGTAACAGTTTACAACAACTATGGATATAACGGAAGCCCACCACTCCCAACAGAGTCTGGCAGGCCGGTGATCGGCACTACAACAGCGACAAGAATCCAGCACAACTTTGATCAGTCGCCAATGTTCAACATTTATGAAGACTTTATTGTTAAGTACGAAGGGTACATAACTTCTCCAATAACTGCTTCAATCGTCTTCCTCCCAACAGCGGATGACGGTACCAAGTTTTATCTAGACGGTATTTTAATTGACAATAACTGGAGAGATAAAGGCGGTGGAGGAAATGCCACTCAGCCACAAGCGTTTCAAGCAGGAGTTTCCAGGCCGTTCACTTTTTGGTATTACGAGAATGGTGGCGGAGCATCTGTAAACCTTTACTGGAACATTGGCAATGGATGGCAGATAGTCCCTGATAGCGCATTTACACAAGAAGCAGTTCCCACCACAACTACAACTACCACAATCGCTCCATACTTTAATGCCGTAAAAAATTTAACAGCAACTGCGAATGTTGATGGAAGCGTTGTTCTCAACTGGGATTCGCCGGACTCAAGCAATGTTGAGCCGTACATGTACAGCATCAGTTTCTACGACATTGATAATGGCACAGAGCGTGGCGGATGGAATGTTTGGGTCTATGCAAATCAAACTTCAATAACACTTGGTCACTGGATGTTTGACGGCTCCAACCCAGTTACTACTGGGTACGGTCCAGTTCGTTTTAAAGTTGGTGCTGGTAATGCCGTCTGTGTTGGTGAAGCACAAGGAAACTGTTTGTATGGGCCAGTAGAAAGTGTTGATGTTTATGTTCTTGACCATGCAATGAATACAACAACCACTACTGCCGAAGAAACAACGACAACTGAAGAAACAACGACAACTGAAGAAACAACAACAACAGTAGCAGAAACTACTACTACTACAATAGAAGATAATGTTGCTCCTCCAACAAACACATCTTCAAGTGTCCCTGAAGAGATAACTACTACGACTATTCAGGAAGAAGAGATTATAAATATAGTTAGCACTTCATCTGATGTGCCAACAATTGTTGAAGAGGAGAACAATGTCGGCGGAGGAAACTCACCAGAATCTCCAATACAAACAGAGGTACCTGAATCAACAGAGGTCCCCCAAGATGAAACACCGACGACAGAAGAAACTCAATTACCGACCGATGTAGCCGACCAGATTGAAAGTATAAATACTTCTTCAATGGATGCTTCTGAAGTATCCGACGCTGTGTCAAATGTTATTGATTCCGTTGAATCAGCAGAAGAACTGGGTGCAGCAATAAATGACATTCTGGATAAACCATTGTCTGACGAGCAATTCACCGCTGTGATTGACGAGATTTTTTCCGGTGAACTGAGCACAGAAGAACTCGCTTCAGTGCTTGGCGCTATTCTTGATGAACCTTTATCAGATGAGAAGTTCGCTGAAGTAATTCAGAATATATTTGAGAACCCACTCTCAGATGAGCAATTTGCTGCAGTAATTGACAGCCTTGATTCAGAGAGCGTTACCAATGATCAAGTTGCTAGCGCGGTTGATGCAATCTTAGAAAATAATATAACTTCAGAGCAGGCAACAGAACTCGCTACGAGTGCAAAGGTTTTGGAATCTATAAGCGGCGACCAAGCATCTGAAGTTTTTGCTGAGATTCCAGTATCCGAACTCAGCGATGAGCAAGCGTCGCAGATTATTGATGCTGTGCAGGATGCACCAAAGGAAGTTAAAGACGCTTTTGAAGAAGAGATCAACATATACGGCGGAAAGTTTGACGTATATGTACCTGTTGATTCAAAGGTGAACGTCAAAACAAGAAGGGTTTTAGTAGCCGCTGGTGCAGCGATGTTTGCAGCCCCGGCTTTATCTGGTTCGGCACCACAAGCACCAAGCGGCGGAAGTGGTCCAGCAGGTGGAGGCGGGCCAGCAGGTGGAGGAGCACCTAGTGGTGATTCTGGTCCTGGCGAAAGTAAAAGTGAGTCAAAGAAAAGTCGTAGAAATGGAAGGTCTAGGAGGATCAAATGAAGTTCTTTAAGAAGATAGTTAGCGAGACATACGGTCTTACTTGGACACTCGCAGGAACAGCACTTGTCCTCATAACGCTGTCAGGTGATGTCCAGAAGTATGCACTCTGGATAACTGGTTTAGCAATGTTCGTTCATCTAGTTGGTGTTCTAATCAAAAAGGAAGAGAAGTAGAGAAGTTTCTATCCCCATACTTGCTGAAACAACCACAACTGCGGTAGTATCTACACAGCAACAAGGGAAAAATAAGAACAATGAGAATGAAAAACTTCCCAACACTGGTTCAGAGTCTTCAACGCCAGCGCTCATTTCTTTTGCTATCGTATGTGTTGGTATTTTATTGTATAAAAAATCAAAACAAATTAGATAGCGCCAAAAATACATATATTATTAAATAGAAAAACAGGAGAATATGGATATTTTAGATATTGTTAAACGTGAATGTAAGGGTTTGGCAACCGATGATGAGGTTATGTGGCTTTCCGATCCATCACGCAAGCCAGACTGGTGCAGGGCACTAGGAGAGGCAATCTCCGAGTTTGAGTCTCAGATGCTTTACCATAAAACATCTGTTGAACGGTCTGCTGACGATGCACGTGTTGGAATCATCTCAAAAGATGACTACATCGCCGCTAGCGAAAAGTTTGAGGCTTGGACCCGCAAAGCATTGCGCTATCGCAGTGGTTTGATCACACGCTTGTCAGAAGTCAAAGGAATGATGGACAGCGATGGAACAATAGACTTTAAGTCTATGTATCACGAACTGGCAAATGCCATCACACAGCACAGGATTGCTACGGAAGATGAAGGATTAACGCCGGAAAAGCATGACGCTGATCTATGGGCAACTCTAAATAACCACTAATATAAAATATTATACAAATAGGAGAGTGCAATGAATCAGACATGGCGTTCAGAAGCAGCATGTAAAACACGAACAAAGTTATTTTTCCCCGCTGAAGAGAAGAAAACAGTTTCCTATAGGGAGGCTCTTGCAATCTGCAATGTATGCGAAGTTAAATCAGATTGCTTAAATTATGCAGTTAAATATGAGATGATGCATGGCGTATGGGGTGGTACAACCCCGAACCAAAGGCGTGTACTTGTCCACGAACGGATGAAATACACTGCTTAATGGGTAATAAAATTATATCAAGTCCAACTGACTACATAATCACTTTTAAATATGATGAGCAATTGGTTGATGCAGTTAAGCAACTCCCATGCTCAAGTTGGAACCCATCACACAAGCAGTGGTCTGTTCCTCTTGAGTTTGAAAACAGCATTAAAGAGTTTGCTTCAACATACTCATTTACCATTGATGGCAAATATCAAGTGCCAGCAAGTGTTTCGGGTTCTAGAAAAATAGTTCAAAAGAACAATGAATTAGTAAAAATATTTACCCCATACTCTCTGGAAATTATAAAAGAAATAAAAGATATTCCAGGAAGACTGTGGGATGCTAGAGAAAAAGTATGGGTTGCCCCAAAGTCAAGTTCCGTGCTTGATATAGCAATCAAGTACGACTTTGAGATGGATAAAGAACTCTCTACGGAACTTCAGAAGTATGCGGATTCCTACGCAGAACTTCTTGAGGCATCAACCAAGCAGGAATCAGACTTTGATGTTCCTGGTCTGGCAATGACGCTTCTGCCATATCAAAGGGCTGGAGTTGAGTATGCCTTAAAGACAAAAAGAACTTTCATTGCTGACGCTATGGGTCTTGGTAAAACGGCACAGGCAATAGCGACTATCTATGCTAATAACGAGTTTCCGGTCCTTGTGCTATGCCCAGCATCCCTTAAAGAAAACTGGCGCAGAGAGATACTCAGGTGGTGTCCAGACAGGACTGCCGTAGTTATCAATAGTCAAGACGAACTGACAATTGCTGATTTTATAATCATAAACTACGACATAGTTATTAGATATGTAGAGCAACTCAAGTTTGCGCAACTAAAAGGTCTGATATGTGATGAGTCGCACTTTGTAAAGAACTCATCAACGAAGCGAACTAAAGCAGTTAAAACAATATCTCGTATGATAGATCAAGACGGAATAATACTTTTACTTTCTGGCACTCCGATATTGAACAGGCCGGTAGAACTTGTTCCTCAACTTGACATTATTGGGGCTTTGGGCAAACTCGGCGGTCAATGGGCATTCCTGCGTCGTTACACAAATGCAAAGAAAACAAGGTTTGGTTGGGACTTTACTGGTCACTCAAATCTTGGTGAGTTGAACTTGCGGATGAGGCAGATCTGCTACATCAGAAGGACCAAAGATGAGGTTCTTAAAGAACTCCCACCAAAGCAGAGAAATACTGTTTACATAGAAACAGATCCCAAAAACTGGAAAGACTACAAACATGCAGAAAAAGACTTGATTGCCTACTTGCGAGAAAATGGATACAAGGCAAATGAGTCGGCAGAGCATCTTCGTAGAACAAACATACTTAAACGCTTATCGGGTGAGGCAAAACTTGCTTCGGTGTTTGAATGGATTGATTCTTTCCTTGAGTCAACAGACAGAAAACTTGTTGTATTTGCTCACCACAGATCCATCGTTTCGGCACTGGCTGACAGGTACGGTGGCCTGAGAATAAGCGGAGATACTGAGTTGTCGGCAAGACAGGACGCAGTTGACACTTTCCAGAATGACCCTTCAAGACGTGTTATTGTTCTCAATATAAAGGCGGGTGGAGTTGGGCTTACCCTTACCGCTGCTTCTGACGTACTTTTCGTAGAGCAAAGTTGGACACCCGGCGAACATGATCAGGCTGAAGATAGATGCCATAGATATGGACAATTAAACAGCGTTCAAATATATTATGTTCTTGCTACAGATACTATTGATGAATATATATATGAATTAATACAACAAAAAAGAATAGTTGTTGATGCTGCCACTGAAGGAAACGATGCGATGGAAGCAAGTGTTCTTTCTGACCTCATGAAGAAGTTCGCTCAGCGTGGTGAGGATACATAGACTAGCCGATAAATGATGCAAGACTTTCCATATAACCAATGGAGGTTGCAATGGACAAGAACAGTCAGTTATCAGACCAGTCACTCAAGGGCGCTGTGTTAGGTTTAATTTCATATTTTGCATTCAAGGCAGACCTTGACCCAGCAATGATCGCAATGAGCACACCTGTAGTCGCAGCGCTTCTTGCCTATGCTTCAACGCGCATTGGCGATCCTAATGCCGCATCTTTCCTCGCACGTGCTGCAAAAGATGCACCTGAAGTTGCTGAGAGTTTAGTAAAAAAAAACTCTGTAAAGAAGGCTGCACCTGCTGCGAAGGCGGCTGCACCTGCTGTCAAGAAAGTTGCAACTGCAACTAAGAAGACACCAGACGCAAAATAGTATATAATCTAGACAGTTAGATACTAAGAGGAGCAATAAGTGCAGTACCCAGTCAAAGAAATGAAACTTCCAAAAGACCTTAGCGGTATTACAAATGGAAAACTTTCAGATGAAATGCTTGTAGATATCAAGCCTAATGGTCAAATGCATAAACTTGCTGCTTCTGCTTGGGCTGCTATGCGCTCTGCTGCAAAAAAGGATGGATACATTCTTGGTCACGTTGGTGCATACCGCCCATACGATCAGCAGTTATCGCTCTTCAATGATCGTTATGTAAAAGGCGACTCTGGCGACTCACGTAAAATCACCCGTACTTTCAACGGCGAAACTTACATGTTGAAGGCCGGAATGGCACCTGCTGGATCTCCTGGCACCAGTAATCACGGTTGGGGCCTCGCCATTGATGCTGCCCTAATTATTGATGACAGAACAGTACAGATCACTGCTGATCCAGATGGAAAAGGTCCATTGAAATCTGGCCTTGATTGGCTCATGGCGAATGCTGATAAATACGGTTTTTCATGGGAAGTTAAAGAAGGGGCACAAGCAGAGGCTTGGCATATTCGTTACTACCCTGGAGATGCAATCCCAGAAGCAGTAACAGCGCACCATGCTGCAAAAGCCGGAGCGTCATCCCCAGCACCAGAACCAGCGACAGTTCCAGCAAAAAAGAAGTCCAACCCAACACCAGATCTGAAGCGTGGTGATAAGGGTGATATAGTTAAGAAATTCCAAACCGAAATGGTAAAGGATGGATTTGAAGTAAAAGTAGATGGCGATTATGGTAGTGCCACCGAGAATATTGTTAAGGAATTTCAGAAAAAGCACGGTATCCCAGAAACTGGGAAGGTTGATGCTAGGTTCTGGGAAGTCCTTCTCAAGTGAGCGACCCTCACACAAAGATACGAAGTTACATATAAAATAGCATCATATAGGTGCCACCAAAGGAGTTATTCATGGCCGCAAATAAATCAACTATTACGTTTGATGTGCAGGATTGCAAAGTATATGCAATCACAGCAGACACAGATTCAGTGCTTTCTTATGGTTCTGCAGTTGACGTTCCTGGAATCCAGGAAGTAACTCTTGAGCCAAACTTTGTTACGGCTGAACTCAAGGGCGATGGTGGAAAGGTTCTTGCCAAAAAAGGCAAGGTTGACCGTCTTAACTTCTCTGGCACATATAGTGAAATGAACCTTGATGTTCTTTCTGTTATTTTTGGCGGTTCTGTGACCACTTCAGGAACTGGTACTACTGAAACGGCATCTTATGTTTTTAGCGGTCGCAGTCTCCCATCTTTCAAGATTGAATTTCTTGTAGATGACCTTGAGTCCGACCTTGCCGAAATGGTTGTTGTTTTGCACAAGTGCCAAATCACTGGTGGAACACTGTTCAGTGGTTCAACAGATAACTTTGGTAACCCATCCTTCACTGCTGAGGCAATCCTTCCAACAAACGCAACACCTGGTGGTTTTGGAACAGTTACGTTCCGTGAAACCGCTGCTGGCCTCTCAGCCTAGTAAATAGTTTCCCGCTACCTTGGGACAAATGACAGCCCTTCGGGGCTGTCATTTGCTTTTATGTGCAATGTGCGTATACACTCACGGGCATGGACTATACACCAATTATATTGAAGAATAAAGGCGTTCCGGTTGAGTTTGCAGTTGTTGAAAAACAGCCTGAAGGAACATACAAGCGCAAATTCAATGAGGAAGGTGAACCCGAAATTGAAAAAGTATTTGTAAGGTTTACTCACAACACGATTGCCGATATTGAGGATAAGTACATCACCCTTGATCTCTGGCAGAACGGTATGGAGACACGACCAACATCAACCGTTCGTGACACCTTCGCTTTGGCAATGAACAAAGACCCTTACGAAATCGGTGAGGCAATGCTTGAAGGAAGAATCTTTGAGTACAGCAATGCAATTAGTGCGTCTTGGGGTATCGCTAACGGCGTGGACCCTACCGTAGCGAGCCGTCTCCTACGCCAAGGAAACGACCTCGCAAAAAATCAACTAGACGAACAGAACAAGGCAATAACGGAGAACCTGGATCTACAAGACTCCCCTGGAAAGAGTGGATCACCATCTGGAACCAAACGGGCCGCAGCCTCCAAGAGTTCTGGGAATTAAGCCCAGCACAAGTGGGAACAATATTTGAGGGTGCTGGAATGATGAGGCGTAAATCATCGTCTAGTGACATCATGACATTTGCTGCTCAGATGGGCTTGAGTGTTGATAAGTGATTGTAAAGTTCATTTACTATGAATCCATTTGCTTTATTTTAGTTTCTAAGGGAAAATAGTTTTATGTCAAACGGTGGTGGTAACGGTGGTGGAGCATTACCTCCTATTTATCAACCGATAATTGTCACCGTCGGCGGTGCTAGCCAAATACCGAATACAATCCGTCAAGTAACTAATCAGTTCGGCAATATGAACAGGACTGTCAATGGCGGAAATGGCCAGATGATGGTCACATGGCGTTCTTTTGGTGATGCTTTACGTCAGACAGGATCCTTGCTGAGGTATACCGTCGGCATGCCGTTGATGAACCTTGTTTCTCAGAGCGCAAAAGTTGCAATGGAATTTGAAACCTCAATGGCAAAGATTAGAGGACTTGTAGGCATAGCCGGAAAACAAGTTGAAGTATTTTCGGAGCAAGTAAAAAACCTTGCTCCACAAGTCGGTAAAGGCCCACTTGAATTAGCAGACGCACTTTACTTTATTACATCTGCTGGTTTTAAAGGCTCAGATGCACTAGACGTTTTGAGCGCATCAGCAAAAGCAGCAAGTGCCGGTCTGGGAGAAACTAAAACTGTTGCTGATGCTGTAACGAGCGTTTTGAATGCTTACGGTCAAGGAACGTATTCATCAACTCAAGCAACTGACATCTTGACTGCTGCCGTACGAGAAGGTAAAGCAGAAGCGAAATCTTTTGCACCTGCACTCGGCAAGGTATTGCCAGTAGCAGCGGCATTTGGTTTGAGATTTGAAGACGTAGCAGCAACAGTTGCATCATTAACAAGAAACGGTGCTGAAGCAGGAACTGCCGCTATTTACTTGCGTCAAGTTCTAAGCACGCTGCTTGACCCAAGCAAAAAAGCGGGACAGACACTTGAGAGTATTGGCATGAGCGCCGGTACACTACGTGAAAGAATCCAAGGAGGAGACTTACTTGGTGCGCTTGTTGACCTTAATACAGGTTTTAATGGAAACGTAGAAGCAATGGCTAAAGTGTTCGGAAACGTACGAGCGCTCACTGCAGTATTCTCACTTCTTGGGCCAAACCTTGAAAAAAATAGGGAAATTTTTAGCAGTATAAATGGAACTGCTGGAGACACTGCAGCAGCATTTGCTGAAATAGAAAAGACCGCTGGCTACAAGATGAAGCAAGCCAGTGCTCAATTGCAGTCTTCAATGATCACAATGGGTGATGCGATACTCCCATTAATTGGCGCTGTATCAAAAATAGGTCAAATATTTGCAAAGTTTTTTGGCATTATTGCTGGCAATAGGGTAATGATACAGGTACTTACCGTTACCGTGGCATTGACTGTTGCTTTCCTTGCTGTTTCACGAACAATGACGACGATGATTCGTTTATACGCACTTGGCCAAACAATTCAAAGAGCATATGCACTTGGTATTAAGAATATTTATACAGGAACAATTACACAAATTAGAGCAAACGCTGGTCTGAGAACTTCAACACTTTCTACTGTTGTTGCAAATCAAACAGCCGCCACAGCACAGACCGGCAATGCTACTGCGACAGCATTAACAACTACAGCAACTGCAGCACAGGCTGTTGTTACAGATGTGGCAACTGGTGCCATTGTGACAGAAACCGTAGCGGCAGAAGCAGCAACTGTGGCAACAGCAACACTTGGCGCAACAATGATGTCTGTCATGCTTCCGATTGCAGCGGTTGCTGCAGCAGTTGGTGGAATTGCATTCTTGATGTCTAGAAGGCAAAAGAAAGGACCTGGAACAATACCCGACATTATAGAAAAAATGAAAAAAGATGGAGTTGATCTAGGCTCTTATACAAAAATTGGTATGGATATTGAGATTAATACAACAATGAATAGTGATGAAGCATCAAAAAAAGCAGAAGAATTAAAAACTGCTTATGCAGACTACATGGATAAAGCACTTAAAAACTCACGAGCAGTAAGGCTGCAAATTGCTATACAAATAGCAGGAGTAAACCTGGGTGGACAAGATGAAATAGTAACTGAAGAAATAGCAAGAATGCTAAACATTGATCCCCAGGTATTAAAAGATGCAATTAAAAATTTAGACATTCCCGGAATTATTAATTCTGGTCTTACAACAGCATTTTCCGATTCAGGAATAACTGAAGGTGCCGGATTTGATGCAATAGTTAAAACTTATCTTAACCCAAGATCTTCAACTACTGAAATGTCCGCAGCACAAACTAAAATAGATGCATTAAAACAAAATCTTGGCAAATATGCTGGGGCAGCATTAAAGACCGGAAATATATCAGTTTTTAATCAGTACTATAAAAAAATAATTGATTTGTCTGGAAAATTTAGTACAGATATGAATTCAAGATTGTCATTTGTAAAAGACACTGTGAATTCAGCATTTACTGGTGCTGGTCTTGAAGAAGGATCAACATTAATTGATGCACTTGTAAAAAACTCAACAAAGTTAACTGGACCGGCACAAATACTCGCCAATGATTTCTTAGACTTGACAGAAAAAGGCCAAGAGTTTAGTGCAACAGCAGCAGATCAAGCAGAGTTTATAAGTTTGTTGATCAGAAAACAAGAAGCAGTAACAGGCTCTACAAACAATTTTGCTGATGCAACAGCAAGAGTTTCTGAAGCATTTAAAGATGGTGTAAATCCCGACCTTCAGGGTGCAATAAACCTCTTTGATGCAATGAGTGATGCAATAGGAAAAGCAAAAAAGGCTCAAGAGGCTATGTACACTCCAACATTAGATTTGCTTGGAGCACAAACCGGCTTGCGTGATGCACTAAGGGGAGTTACTGATGCAGGAACTTCTTCCGCAGATTCAATTTTTGCAGGAACTGAAAATTCAGATAAAACACTAAACTCCGTTACTGCTGCTGCTAAAAATATTCTTGAAGTTGCAAACGCTACGTTTGCTGCAACTAATAATGTTGATCTTGCAACACAATCAGCAGCAGAAGGGCAGGCCGCATTAATACAATCAATGAAGGCTGGTGGAATATCTGATTCAGATATAAATAAATTTTTTGATCAATTTAAATTTTCATTTAGTCCTGGAGAAATTAGGAAAACACTAGAAGGAGCAAACCCAGCAGCAATGGGAAAATCTCAAGGTGAGGGAATAATTGATGGAATTATTTCAACTTTACCAGCCGGTGAAAATGCAATAAAAACATTAATAGATAGAATATTGAAGTCAGGAAAAGAGTATTCAGAAATAAAGTCTCCTTCTGCACTTTTTGCTAGAGAAGTTGGTGTCCCAATTGGGCAAGGAATAGCACTTGGAATAACAAATTCTTCTGGAGATGGAAAAAGTGCAATAACCGGCACAACTGACGGAATAGTAAGCACAGCAGAAACCAATCTTCAAATAAAGTCACCTTCAAAAGTTTTCTTTAAGGTTGGTCAAAAGATTACTGCTGGTATGGCAAAAGGCATAACTAGTCTGAAGCCAACAACAAATCAAGCAACAAAAGATGTTCTCAAAAATGCTTTATCTGCAGCAATGGATAATGCAAAACAATTTGTTGACGTTATTTCAACGAGGCTTGATTATAAACAGTCAAAACTTGATTTGAGCAAGTTCCAAAGAACACAAACACTTGCCCCCACAATGCTCGCTCGTTCGCAGCGTGCATCAGCAAGGACAGGCCGTAAATTCGGTGCAAATGGTGGAACAGAAGTAACAAGTTATGAAGCATCGCAGATAGAAGAGGCTCAAAAGTCGGTAGATAAGTTACGCAGAGACTACGCTCTTGGCCGCGCTCCACTCACAGACCTGATAGATGCTGAAGAGAGCCTTGCTGAATTGCGCCAGACAACAGCAGAAAAAGCACCAGAAATAGTTGACGCACAGAATGCTGTAGATGACGCTCAATTTAACGTAACTAACTCTGCTGACCTGCTTGCACAAAAACAAGCAGAAGTTGCTCTTAAATTTGGAGAAATGGTATCCGCTTCAGCAACATTTAACCTAAATGCTGCAGCATCAACTGCGGCAATGAAACTTCTTGCTGATGGTGCTGGATTCTCAAAGAAGCAAATTGATGGAATGGTTACGTCAATAACTGGAACAAAAATATCTTTAGAAGATTTGATTACACCACTCAAGAGTCCAGAATTCGCACAAACACTAAAAGCGGCTGCGGATTTAATAACTGGATTTGTTGATGCTTCTAAAAAGGGCACTGGGACAACTGGCAATCCAGGAACAATGACTGGAACACCAGGTTCAAATTCTACAGCACCACCAAAAAATCCATATGTAGATTATGTTGGTGGAACTGGTGGTGTATATCAAACAGTAGCAAAAGCGGTTATTCATCTTCCAGGTTCTCCATACATGGATGTCAGTGGATCATCTGGAATAAAAATAAATTCAACAGGACCTACTGCGGTTGTTGCTCCTACAATGTTGTTGTCAACTTTATCAGTAGAGCAAATAAATGCTTTTCTGCAAAACAAAAAAGGTGTTGGTCTCGGATTTATTGGTGATCTTCTTAGTCCGAAAGCCAAAGGTGGCCCTGTATCCGCAATGTCAACTTACCTTGTTGGCGAAAAAGGCCCCGAACTTTTCACTCCAAGATCAGGCGGAACAATCGTTCCAAACACGGCGCTCCAGAGTTATACAACATCTGGATCAGGTTCTTCTAGTTCTTCTGGCGCAAATGGAAACAACTTCAACATAAACGTATATAATCCAACACCAGAAGCAGCGTCTGATTCAATTGGTCGGACTATGCGTAATCTTTCTTACACAGGATTGTTTGGTTAATCATGTCTACAATTTTTCCGCAAGTCAAAGAATGGTATGAGATTGATGGTGTAGAACTGTCAAATCATGGCTTTTCAATTGAATCTATATCAACTTCCGTACCCGACCGCAAAGGTGAGAATGTCTCATCACCGGTTATTCATGGTGATATATTTCGTGAGAAAAGATTAACTTCTCGTCGTGAATCATGGGTTGTCTGGATAAGCAATGCAAATCCAACAACTGGTGCTGTTTCAACAGATGAGGCAACTCAAAGAACACAATTTGACACAAATTATGACACATTTATGCGGCTTTTAAATAAATTACCAGAGCAGTTATCGCTTGTAAAACAACCATCTGCAAGAACTGCTAGTTGTGAGGTCGCTGGTGGGTTCAGCATTGACGACCCTAGAGAACTTGGGTTCTCAAGGTTTACTGTTGACGTTAACTTTCCGGATCCACGCTGGTATGACGCTTCAAATACAACGAACACGCAAACAATGACCGCTGCCGCAAGTCAAGCATTTACAATTACTGCAGCAAATATCGGAACTGCCCCAGTAACATACATGACAATTACTTTTACCTGTACTAGCGGGACAATGGTAAACCCAAAACTCCTCAACTCAACATATGCGAATAGTCTTACGCAGATTGGTTATACGGGATCTTTGACATCGGGTCAATCAGTTATAATAAGCACCAGCGATTTAACCGCAACAAAGGGTGGCACAAACGTAATATCTTCGCTCTACAGAAGCGGAGTACGGCAAGACTGGATGGAACTATTTCCTGCCGC